CCAGATACGATTTTGGGTGATAATCCAAAAATATATAATAATCTATTCTTTACTATATGTTGTTTACTAATCCATTCATCTTCAAAAATGTGTATTAACCGAATTCCGATCTCCTTGCATTTGTCTGTCTTTGTTCTATGATACCACTGACCTTTTCCAACCTCTTCACTATGCCAATATAGCCCATTGAATTCAATTGCTATATTTCTTTTTGGGAAATATATGTCAATTTCAAATCCGTTGCCCAGTATGCTCTTATCGTTTGTTATAATTTCTTCAGAAGTAATAGTCTTTAACCACTCTACGAGATTTTTTTCTTCGATACTGACGACCTGTGAAGAGTAACATGTTTCGCATGCGGTTGGATTAACCGCGCTTTTTGTAGATCTTATTAATGTCGACTGACATGTTATGTGTGTAATTTTTGATAAAGATCCGATAAATTCGACATCATACCCTAGATCATTCCAAATAGTTTTATATTTTGCCTCGGTAATTTTTTTTTGATTTTCGTAATAATTGTTTATAGATTTCGTCTGTTGCCCTTTTTTGGCACGATCTATAAGTATTTCTGGATTATTTTCCGCGTATTTTTTTACACCAGTTCGTATGCGTTCACGAGTCTCATTGCTGTGCAATTTACCCGTTTGTGGTCGCCGCCCTATTTCCTCATAATGTTCTTCACGCAAGCGAATTACATTTCGAAGATTTTTCAATTGTTCTACATCTGTTACTTTAGCACCTTTATTATGTGGAGTTTTGCCTGCGTTTTTACTGCTTATAGATGTTTTGGTTTGATCTGTATGTGTTTTTCCAAACATTGGGTTATTCACGCCAGATCTTTCTTTACTGCGCTGTGATTTATAATCTGAGCAGGCTAAGCTATCAGCACCAAATTGTTTTTTATAATCTGCACTACTGATTTGATGTTTGTGTTTTAAATGTGTGCTTGTGATGATTTTATCAAATGATGCTTGGCACAACCGGCATGTAATCATTATAATTTCCTAGTGTTATATACCAGTATTTATCGCAATATCATACCAGCATATTAAACTATACTCATATTAGAACAATAAGGCAAAAATATTGCATCTATGTAGAAAATATATATTAATTAGATAATGGTATATTCACGTTCAGTAAGTAAAATTCAACAACTTGAAATGCAGTTAGAAGAAGCTATACAGATGCTCAAACTTGTAGCTGCTAATAAACGTACATGTATGGAAGTTGAAGAGTGGTTGCGATTAATTTATCCAGAACACTATGATGATAATATAACATTAGATATTCTTCTTAATGCATCTCATGCAACATCTACTGATAAGTGACGGATCGTATAGTAAACAACCAGGGACTTTGTGTGCAATGTGGCTGATGTCACGTATTACAAAATATAATTGTTAATATTGATATTACATTTATGATAGTAGTGATTTGGTGTATTCACATATGCAGGGACCTGCTGAGTGATGTGGCTACCACTACGTAGTGAATTGCCGCGCCGAGAAGGGGGAGGGGGTAAAAAACTCATAATGTATAAATAGTATTACAATTATGGAGGTTTTATTCGATGGCAATCATAGGTCCAAATGTTGGGTCCGGTACTGGTGCACCTGGATACACAACAGTTAATAGATTTGGTGTGCCGGTGGGTCCCGGTGGCGGCGCAGGTATACTTATGCCGAAACTTAAGCATAGATTCAGAGTAGTTGCCTATAACTTTGGATCTCCACCAAATGCAAATGGATTGGCTGGGGTTTCACCAACTGTTTTTACCCAGCAGGTGGTTACTGCTGGTCGTCCACAGGTACAGTTCGATAATACAGAACTACATAGCTATAATAGTATTACTTATATAGCGCAAAAGCCAAAATGGCAAACTATAGAAATGACTTTCAGAGATGATATTACAAACCAAATAACTTCTCTTGTGAGTGCACAATTACAGTCTCAGATGAATTTCTATACACAATCGGCGGCGGCGGCTGGTATTAACTATAAATTTTCAATGAGTATTCAAACGCTTGATGGAACTGTTAATACTACAGATCAGGGTGCTGGGGTTTTAGAAAGCTGGTTCTTAGAAGGATGTTATATAGAAACTGCACAGTATGATAGTCTAGATTTCTCAAATTCAGAGGCAGTTATGATTACTCTTACTATTCGTTATGACAATGCTACCCAAGGCGACGAAATTGTGGGGTATAGCCCTGTATCGACTATAGGAAATAACTCGTCAGGTAATACGCCAACTATTGGTGGGACTCCTCCAACCGCAGCACAATTGGGGTTATTGGCAGCAGGATAATAATGTGAATATATAATTTTCAAATAAAAAGCGGCTATTAATAGCCGCTTTTTATTGCGTGGTGTCAGTCACATTGTGTGTTAAACCCCAGTTACTTCATTCTTATTATGTGAATTGCCACATGTGTAAACGCCGCGAGGTTTTCTTGGGGTGTAAGAGTTATAAATAATATCATGAGTCAAGTATTTTTGCGTTCACCACAAATAGCATCAAGAGCATATGGCACCAATACCCCCGGACAGTATATGCTGTCTATTCCGCGCGTCAACTTTGAATTTTATGTACAATTCAATTTGAGTGCCGGTGCTATAAAAATGATACCAAATGCACAATTATCATATTATGGAACACAACGCGGTATTACATTTAAGGTCAAAACTGTAGAGAAGCCAAAAGTAACTCTGGTATCCGATGAATTAAATCAATATAATAAAAAAGTTATTATATACAAAAAGACAGAATATCAACCAGCTTCTATTTCCTTATACGACTCCGTTGATGATAGTGTATTATCGACATGGGTTGATTATTTTACATATTATTTTGCAGATAGTAGACAAAAGACTGATGCGGCATATCTTCAATCACCGGTTGCGTCTCAATTTGATTTGAGTTCTGGTTGGGGGTTTAACCCATTATTGGATGGACAAACTAATTTTTTCGATGATATATGTGTGTATGCACTTTTTGCTGGCACATATACTGCATTTAGTTATATAAATCCTAAAATAGTTTCGATTGATTGGGGATCAAGCGATTACACATCAAATGAGCCACAAGAAGTGTCTATGCAAATAAAATATGAGGCAATTAATTATTTTGCATTTGGACAGCCAATATCTAGTTTACCAGCCGGTGTTATGCCTAATTTTGGGTTTGAAATACCGCAAGATGGTGTGAATTATCCGGTAGGTACGGTTAATACGCCTAATACAGCCGTTCCCAGAATATTTAATAATTCTACTGGGAATAACGACGGTAGTCCGTCCTCGCCGCAATCAACAGTATCTAAAAGTAGTAACATTTCCAATCCAACTACTGCTCCCGTGCAAACTAGTAACAAAAAAACAACAGGGACGAGCGCTTCCGCGCCTGGTGCAACTACTCCAATACCCATAACAACTGCATCAACTGTAAATCAAAATATTAATTTTGGACAACAGGGTAATACACCAGCCGATTTTACTGCACAGACTATACAACAGCAGATTGCACAACAAAGTGGACAAATTGCCATAACACAGTTTGGGGGTGGATTCCAATATACAAATACATTAAATGGACAAGTTCTTAATTTGCCGCCCGTATCATCTGTGCTACTTAATACTCCTATACAAAGTAATAATCCTATAATATCTGCACAAGCATTGGCGCTTTCTCAGGGGTATTATGGACCGAGTGTTCCTCAAGCCCTTGTTCAAAGTATAGCATCTGTGGCTGCATACATTTCGGCTACCAATGGAATACCAGTGTCTTTATTACTAAGTCCAAGTGGTGTAACCACAGAATTTCTTACAGGGTATAACTCTATAGCGCCTATTGGTAGCAGTATCGGAATCGCATCTGTAAATTTAAATCCAGTGTGGACGGCAAATCCAACATTAAGAGGGTCGCTTAGTGCGGCAATAGACGGTTAATCATGTCCAGATACAGTCAACAATTTTTTATACCAAAAAATCCACATAAATTGGTAGGAAACACCCAACCTTTTGCGAGATCATCTTGGGAACTTCGAGTCATGTCTTTGCTCGATCAACATCCTAATGTTATTAATTGGGCAAGTGAGAGTATTGCTATACCATATAAAAGTCCACTAGATAACAGAATGCATCAATATATTCCAGATTTTCTTATAGTGTATAAAGATAAAAATGGCAAACAACGCGCTGAATTAATTGAAGTAAAACCATCTAAAGAAGCTATCGCAGAGAATGCTAAAAGTAAACGTGACAAGGCAGCATTGTTAGTTAATACAGCAAAATGGGGAGCAGCAATATCTTATTGCAAGAAAAATGGATTAAATTTTCGTATTCTTACTGAAAATGATCTTTTTGTTACTAAAGGTAAACAAATAAAGAAATCTAAAGTGTAAATACTTTCATGGGAAAAACATTTAATAAACTAGAAGCAGTATTTGATTTGCCTGATTTAGATGAGGTTGAACAACCAACCGTATCAGATTTAGAAGAAGCTCTTGAACATGCTAATGAATTAGAAAAACAATTTGATCGTATGAACGGTTATGACCAACATGATGTTGAAATGGATGATCTTGCTGGTCTTGCAATACAAGCGCATAAAGATTTACAAGAACTTGGTATGAACGTAGAAGTTCGGCATGCTGGCGAAATTTTTTCTAGTGCCGGGACTATGCTAAAAATAGCAGTAGATGCAAAAAATAATAAAGTTGAAAAAAAACTTAAACTACTTCGTTTACAACTTGATAAGATGAAACTTGATAGGCAAACCGCAACAGAAAATAATACTGTTGATGGCACAGCCGTTACTATGGATAGAAATGAAATATTAAGACAACTACGTCAGATTGGTGGCAATGATAAATAAAAGACATAGGAGCCGCCTAACATGAAGAATTTTAAAGAATATCTTGCTGAGAGTTCAAAAGAACACAATTATGTGATAAAATTTTCTCAGCAGCCGACCGAAGAACAGGTTAAAATCATTGGAGAATGGTTAAAGAGATATGATCTCAAATCTGTAACATTTCCAGAAAAAATAGAAGATGATCATATGGATTTCATAGATATTCCTAACAAGGATGTCTATAAAATGTCGTTTACTATTGGCACACCGTGTGTCTCGTATATACTACAACAGGATTTACGACTGTGTTCAAATATACCTGAAAAATATATAGTAGTTAGAGGGGCATCTGAGCCTATAGAAAGATATGCAGAATACGATGTGTGGCGACGTTTAGAAGATAAAGAGGCTGAAATTGCAGGTGAGGACCATGCGGCTCGTCTGAATACCAATCGCGAATACGACGCGACTGAACAACCACAGGTTGGACCACTTTTCGGTAATGAATATAATAAGGGACTATTATCATATCTGGCAGGTGTGGCAGATTCTCGCCCAAGTATGGAAATCAATCCGTCTGCGCCATTGTTCAGTTGGTTGCAAATGGAAGATATTGAACCTGGTGAACCGATGCAGGATACCAGTGATTTCAACGCGCAATTCAATGCCCCAAAACCAGTCACTAAGGGTGCTGATAAGCGACCTATAGATGACACATATATGAACAGTAAAGGCACCATGTCAGATAATGCTATCCAAAAGATAAAGTTCTTCAAGGATCCAACGACGGGCAAGGCTAAACAAGTGGTGCAACCAGTAGGGAAGAACTAATATGGAAAGACAATATCAACTCTCAGTCAAGAGTGACACAACTAATATTGATGTAAGTAGCGTGAACGCTGATGAAGTAGCACGTATCGTTCAACTAGCAGGCATGGTAGAACCACAAAAACCCAGCACAGAAGTTGCTGCGGTAGATCCTATGGTCGCAACCCCTGTTGCAGATTTTGATACACCAGATGCTGACTTATCCTCTCATAGCGGCGGCGACGATGCACCAGATGCCGATTTTAACCACGATTTAAATAATATTCGCAAGAATGCAGGAATTTCTGTAACCGGACCTGACATTGCAGATTCTGTGCCAACGGGGTCTGATGTTATGCAGGAAGGTTATTACGACGATAATGACGAAGATTTTGATGACGAAGATTTTGATGACGAAGATTTTAATGACGAAGATTTTGGTGACGAAGCTTTTGACGATGAATATGCAGATCCACATGGACATAGTGCATTAAGAGCATCTGGTCCTAACAATCCAAGAAATTTACCATGCCCAACATGTGGACACCCAAATAGATTGACTCGTGCCGCCGCAAACAGAGGCTATCATTGTGATACGTGTGCTGATGCCATGGAACGTGGTGGAGACATTGATTATTATGATGATGACGATTCTGAAACACTAGACGAAGATGTCGCAGAATATGATTACGGTCATCGTAAATTTAAAGATGAGGGCGAAGAAGTTGATGAGCCTGATTTTATATGGCAAGCTGTAGAAAATCCACAGCGCATTAAGGGTAGTGCGGGTGATAATGGACTGATTCAAGAATTGCACAATAAACTTATGGCTGAATACCAAGATTATCTTGCAGAAGCAGATGACCGTGAAAATGATACAGGCGTAATGAGTCCGCTTAGTGATCCTACAAAACCTAGTTTTGATAAAGATCCTCTCAGTGACGAAGATCCGGTTGATGATGGAAGTCATAGTCCAATGAGCACAATTGTCAGACAACACGCATTTAAATAATAAAATAAATGCCAATTATTTGATAATACTTGATAAGTATATAAGAGGCTATACTGATTTATTAAGATCAGTTGATAAATGCCTCTTATAATTTAATAAAATGGCAAAAAATACATCAGATTTTGAAAAACTAAAACCAGCTGGTAAAAAAATAACTTTAACACAAACTCAGTTTGCCGAGCTTGCTGCATGTCAAAGCAATCCATTATATTTTATGGAAAATTTCATGTATATACAACATCCATTAAAGGGAAAAATGAGATTTGAGGCATACGAATTTCAACGCGACCTAGTTAATACTTATTGGAACAATAGAAATACCATTGCCATGATTCCGCGACAATCGGGTAAAACCACCACTGCGGCTGGTTATCTATTATGGTATGCTATGTTTAATGACGATGTTACTGTACTAATCGCAGCTAATAAGTTCAAGGCAGCCAACGAAATTATGATGCGTATTAAGTATGCGTATGAAGAAATGCCTGATCACATACGAGGTGGTGTCACTGAATATAACGTTACAAGTATAAGATTTGATAATGGTTCTCGTATAGTAGCTACGACAACAACTCCTGATAGTGGACGCGGTATGGCAATTAGTCTTTTGTACTTGGATGAGTTCGCATTCGTACGCCCAACTGTTGCTAAAGAGTTCTGGACTGCTATGGCGCCAACGCTTGCTACTGGTGGTAAATGTATAATAACATCAACCCCGGCAAGCGACGAAGATATGTTTGCAGAACTTTGGTTTGGTGCTATCAATACTATAGACGAATCAGGTAATGAAATACCAGATGGGCTTGGTAGTAATGGATTTAAAGGGTTTTCGGCACATTATAGTGACGTTCCCGGAAGAGATGAAAAATGGGCGTCGGTTGAACGAGCTAAAATCGGTGATGATCGTTTCCAACGTGAATATTGTTGCCAATTTGCAGGTGAAGAAAGTACATTAATTAGTAGCCCAGCATTACAGCGATTACGAGGTATTGACCCCCTTTATAAAACATCAGACGTTCGATGGTATAAAAGAATAACAACGGATAGAACTTACTTAGTAAGTCTAGATCCGAGTGCTGGTGTAGGTAAAGACCCTGCTTGTATTCAGGTGTGGAGTTTACCAGATATGGTGCAAATTGCAGAATGGAACAGTAATCGCGCTGGTATTCCATCACAGGTTAGACTTATGCAAACCATTATCAATACAATTTATAATGAATGTAAAAAATCTGGTTTCAAAGGCGAGCCAGACATTTATTATACGTTTGAAAATAATACATGGGGAGAAGCTGCACTTCAGTCTATAAGCGACATAGGTGAAGAAAATTTTATGGGTCAAATGCTAAATGAGCCTAAAAAAACTGGTTTAATACGTTACAGAAAAGGTCTCAACACAAACGGTCGCAGTAAAGCAAACGCATGCTCAAAATTAAAAAGTCTTGTCGAAGGTAACCGTTTACAGGTTAATAGCAAGCTGCTGGTCAAAGAGCTAAAGTTTTTTGTAAGCAAAGGTGATAGTTTTGGGGCAAAACAGGGAGAGCATGATGATTGTGTCATGGCTACAATACTTTGTATTAGAATGATGCAAATGGTAACTAACTGGGATGACAAGGTGGGAGAACTCATGAAAGATGTATTTGATGATGACAATCAAGAGCATAGAGATCCGTTGCCCTTCTCTGTTATGATAAATTAGGTGAAATGCCGCACAGCAAGCTGTCGCTGGCTTTCTCGCGATGTAGCTAACGCTACGTGCTAAATAACATAACCGTTTATGGGGTAAGCAATGAGTTATAATTGGTCGATCATTACAAATAAATTATACGGAATAATAAAAGGGTCTAGCAAAAACCTCAAGATGTATGATGCTGCGGGTAATGAAACTATAGACCCGGATGATGCAACGCGTTTTTTTGCTACAATACAGAGCGATGATCCAGAATTAGAAGATTTCACTATATTAATAGCAGTACATGACCAGGGGCAGACCAGTTATATCAATATAAAAACTCCTAATCTAAAAAACGAAGTTGATTTTAAACGAGTTTATCGCATCAGAAATCATATAAAAAATGCGATTGGTATGCGAGAAGGAATAAAAATAATTTGGCAAGTATTTGACCAAGAAATAGACCCAAGGGAGGAAGCAGTGAATAATATAAAAGAAAGTAGAGACGTGGGTAGATGGTTTGGTACCACCAAAAGCTCCTTTCAAAAAATCGGCGAAGCCAAACTGGTTGCGCGTCACACGGATGTAATTAATGACGAAACCCCCGGAGCTAGGGCACGTCATATACGTGCCCTGTTTGTAGAAAACAAACATGGAGAAAGGTTTGCATATCCACACTTACATATGAGTGGTGCTAGAGCATTTGCTAGGCACATAAGTAACGGCGGAACAAATAATGATACAATTGCAGAAAGTATCAAGGCTCTTAGTGCGGATTATATAGGTCTCCGTAAGGCATCACACATGATGCGACAAAATCAGGTTATCACTGAATGGATCGTTAATGTGCGCGAAAGTATGGACACTATAAATCGTAGACTTAAAAGTCTGCACGGACCAAAGGGTTGTATGCACGCCGAATCCATTTTAGCCGATACTTCTGTTATACTCGATGAGAATGCAAATATAAGTATATTGCAAAAACTATCTGAAGCTTGTAAGTGTGGTTCAGAAGATCCAGGATATAATGATCTTGGGGTAGCTGCAAAATATCTTGGTCGCGTAGACCAACAAATGCCGCCGATTACATTTACATGGAAACGTAAGCCAGATATCACGAAAATTCCAGCTAATAAAGAAGTTCTTGAACGCCTCGGGTTGCAGATCAGTGAATTGGCGGATGCATGTTCTGATACTCGTGCCTCGGCTAGATTGGCAGAGATATCAAATATGATAACAAAAAATATGAAACCAACCGAAGAAGATATTGGACTTGTGCGCGAGGCTATTGCAAGTAGCAGTAGATATGTGGAAGAAACTTCAGTTCTACCAGAAGAAGCAGAGTTAGATAGTTTTCTCAATGAATTTGCTCCAGAAAATATCTTTGCTGAAGATAATGATGTTGAAGAAGGGTATCAAGTAGTTCCATCAATAGATACCGTTCGTTATCAAGAACGTGCTGGGCTTGAAGGTCCGTTTAGAACAAAATCTGGTAAAGTTGTGTATTATGATCCTAAAGAAGGAAAGTATTATGATCCAGACAGCGATTTCTACATTGACCATGATGATTATCAATCAATGAATAACGAAGGCACAATAGATTCTGATTACGGTGTGGAACAGAAACAGCGTGAACGCAGAAATGAAATAAAATACAACAACGAACAACGTAAAAATCGCTGGAATTTCGGTGAGCCCTTAATAAATGGTAACTCAGCCGATAGTGATTTAGAAGAAATGTATGGCTATGATGACGATAGCAATATCACCTATATACAAGGACGTCCGGGAAGAGTTATCGCCAATTATGGTGATTATTATCTTGTTCATAACCCAGACAGATATGATGCGCATACAGTAAAAAACGAATACGATGTTTATAAAAAGATTGGTGACGAATTTAAAACTGTAACATCGTTTGATATGCCATATGAACATCCGTCTGCTGCTATAAAAATATTCAAAAACAAATATGAACATTCCGGTGATGAACAGTTAGACGAGATTTCTTCTGATACATTGAAATCATATATGAGCAAGGCACAACAGGGCAATGTTCCTGGGTTTGGTGGAAAAGGTCCATTTACTGATAAAGATTTTCGCAGGTCAACCCATATGGCTAATGCGCAACGTATAATACGGGACAAAGAAAATCCAGTTATTAATCCAAAAGTTCACGATTTTTCTGACATGGATGACGGTGCTGTTTATGACATGACACAAACTGATGATAATATTCGAGATGGTGATGTATTAAAATTGTCTGGTGGAAGAACCGGGGTACTTATAAAAGCATGGCCGACAATGGTAGTCGGCGATTCAGATGCTTTACACAGTCTCAATTCTACAACTACCTGGAAAACAATGGACAGAGGACGTTATCTGCATTCTGCAGAACTTGCAAAATCTATTTCCGGTGATGACCGACAAATGAAAGAAACATTACTTGCTAGAATAAAAAATCTAGCAGGAATATGAAAAAAATGGACCGAAAGGTCCATTTTTTTCATATATTTTAATTTGCATTCCCAATCTAAGATAAATAATACTGTATATAGAGGGACAGAAGGATGACCCTTTATATTCTTAACACATTAATTAGGCACACAAGGAGGCTCACAATATGGCATTAAATCTCAAAGACATCCAAGCAAAACTTTTAGCTCAACAGGCTAACAAAGACCGCATTAAGAATGGTGGCGGTTTTGGCGGCGATAATGCCGTTTACCCCTTCTGGAACAACCCAGAAGGCTCAAGCGCAACTCTGCGATTCCTTCCAGACGGCGACGAAACAAATGATTTTTTCTGGTTAGAGCGTCTTATTATTAAGTTGCCGTTTCCAGGGGTCAAGGGCGATACGCTCGGTAAGCCAGTCGAAGTTCAGGTACCTTGCACAGATATGTGGAAAACGAATTCTTGTCCAATTACAGCAGAAATTCGTCCGTGGTGGAAAGATAAAAGCCTAGAAGATATGGCTCGGAAGTACTACCGCAAGAAGAGCTATCTATTCCAAGGGTTTGTTACTTCTAATCCAAATAAAGAAGATCAAGAACCAGAAAACCCTATTCGTAGATTTATCATCAGTCCTTCGGTGTTTGATGTGATTAAATCGATACTCATGGATCAGGATCTTGAAAATAGTCCAACGGATTATGATAACGGTCGTGATTTTTATTTGCTCAAGACTAGTAAGGGCGGATACGCAAACTATTCTAGCAGTAAATGGGCAATGAAGGAACGTGCGTTATCTGATAATGATCGTAGTGCTATTGCACAGCACGGACTGTGGAATCTTTCCAGTTTCCTTCCAAAGAAGCCGGATGATGCACATCTTAATGCTATTATGGAACTATTCACAGCGAGTGTTAACGAAGAACTATATGATGCAGAGCGTTGGGGACAGTTTTATCGACCAACTGGCATGCGATTGGATAGTAATGCGGGAGATACGGATATATCTGAATCTTCTGTGTCAAATTCACCAACTGTGACCGCATCTTCAATTCTCAACCGGGTAACATCTGCGCCACAGGTGGCTGATGATTCAACCCTACCATGGGAAGAATCGTCGCATCCAGTATCACATGCGGCGCCTTCTGCTGAAAAGCCGAAGATGCAGACACCGGATGACATCATAGCTGCTATTCGCAGACGTCAACAACAGAAGTGAGTTGACAGGAGTTGACAGGAGTAGAGAGGATCTTTTTGATCCTCTCTAACTATTATATAAAAACACACATTAATATTATTATACAAGGATAGAGTTATGAAGCCATATGACTTATCGCGCTTTAGGAAGGATATAACAAAAAATATTCCGGGTATATCTCTCGGGTTCAACGATCCAAAACATTGGATTGATTCTGGAAATTATGCGTTAAATTATGGTATTTCTGGACATTTTAAACGAGGAATACCACTAGGAAAAGTTACGATGTTTGCCGGGCAGTCTGGATGTCTCCCAGCATCTGCCAAAGTTAACATACGATATAAGTCTAAATAATATTTTACCTGTTTGTCCAGCATAATGATAACTACTATATAACAAATAGTATAGGAAATATAATATGTTGAACAAACAGGCTAAAAGATTTATGAAACGAAAATCCGTAACAGATATATTAGGAAATATAGAACTATCTGATATTCAAATAGTTCGATTGAATGCTATATTTGAAAATAGAACATGTAAATCATTGGAAACGTGGCACGTAGCTATAGCTACGTTTATAAAATATGATTTAACAAACTATGTTGGAAGATTGCGTAGATTAATGAAAATATCAACAACTCGGTCTGGATATTCTATGTTTTTGCGATATGGCAAAGAAAATTTCGAACAAATTAAGCGCGGTCACGATAAAAAGCGCAGTAAACATTTTAAAAACACTATAACATATTGGACAGATATGGGTATCGATGCTAAGGAAGCTATTATTAAAGTCAGGGAAATACAAGTAGAACGAAATAAAAAGGCTGTTGAAAAAACGCGAGGAACAAATGTCTATACGCATAGATCCGTTGAATATTGGAAACGCATTGGGTTTTCTGAATATGATGCGGCTGAACGGGTACGCAAAGTACAAACTACCGATGGATTAAAATTTTATACCGAAAAATATGGCGAAGACTTAGGTACTACTCTATTTAAAAATAGAATTGAATCGTGGTTAGACACATTACAGTCCAAAACCATAGACGAAGTGACGCTTATTAATCGTAAAAAATCATTATCAATTGATGGATACATGCTCAGAGGATATTCCGAAGATGCTGCAATAAACGCATATGTGGCAATGTGTGATCGTATGCGAGTAATAGATAGGTCGCCATTTTCAAAAATATCACAAAAATTATTTTCAACTCTTCGAGAAAAACTTATTGGAACATGCTATTTTAAACCAGATACGCATGAGGCACTAGTTGGTGGATATAGAGTAGATTTTTACCATCTTGAATCTAAAACTGTGATTGAATTTTACGGAGACTACTGGCACAGAAATCCATTGTTTTTTACTGCGGAATCATCTGGGCATGGATATATTTCAAAAGAAAAATGGATCTCTGATTCGAATAGAGAGATGAAAATTAAAGAAGATATGGCGCGGGTGTCTAAATTTCTCATAATTTGGGAAAATGAATATAGACAACGTCCTGATGAAGTTATTACAACCATATTAGAAAACATAGGAGCAAATTATGTTCGTTGAGAAAGAAGTTACTATAGAATTATTAAGAGATATGGTAACTAGTGATAATTACCACATCGAGATTGATACACCAGATGGTTATCAACCCATCGGGCAATGGTTTAATAAGGGTATACTGGATATGGTATCAATAATTACTGAATCTCACACCACTGTGTGCGCATATAATCATCTTCTGCAATTAGATTCGGGAGATTGGGTTTTAGCTGGCGAAGTTAATGTCGGTGATATTCTACTAACAGTTGATGGTGTTCAGCCTGTTATTGCAGTCGCTGATGTTGATGAACAAGAATGTTTTGATTTTGAAGTTATACATGATAATCATCGTTACTGGGGTGATGGATTTTCTAGCCATAATTCTGGTAAAAGTTATATTTGTTCCGGTAACTTGGTAAGAAATGCACAAAAGCAAGGTATATTTGTCGTACTGATTGATACAGAAAATGCACTTGACGAGAGTTGGTTAAAACCGTTGGGGGTTGATACAAGCGAAGATAAGTTATTAAAGGTTAACATGGCTATGGTGGACGATGTTGCCAGGCTCATGAGTGATTTTGTTAAGGATTATAAGACTCGTTTTGATAATGTTGATGAAAGCGAACGTCCGAAAATATTGTTTGTTCTTGATAGTCTTGGAATGTTGCTCACTCCAACTGACGTCAATCAGTTTGAATCGGGTGATTTAAAGGGTGACATGGGTCGTAAACCAAAGGCTCTAACTGCACTTGTAAGAAATTGTGTCAATATGTTTGGTGAATATGACATTGGCATGGTCGTGACCAATCATAGCTATGCGAGCCAGGATATGTTTGATCCCGATGATAAGATATCCGGTGGCTGTTTAACAGCCGGTCACAAAGTGTGGATGGCAGACGGATCTGCAAAAAATATTGAAGATATTTGTATTGGCGATATTGTCGTGACTTTGGATGGGGATATTGAGGTAGCAGAAACTTTTGCATTTGATGATAAAGAAGTTTTTGAGATCGAATTAGACACTGGTGAAATAATACAGGCAACTGCCGAACACAAGTTCTTGACATTGCATCATACCAATGGATTAGTTTGGAAAACACTTGATGAATTATCAGAAAATGATGAAATACTCAGAGTTGAATGATTGGCAACAATCATTCAACTATTAACTCATGCCCATCTGATATTTTTATGATTTTGTTATACCTGAAATAAGGCTGTGTGTTGAGTTTAATGGAGATTATTGGCATTGTAATCCAATAAAATATTCTCCAGATTTTTTACAAAAACAACGGGGGTTGACTGCAAAAGAAATATGGGAAATTGATATTAAAAAAAGAAATTGTTTATATGATAATAGAAATATAAAAACAATTGTTGTCTGGGAATCTGAAAACAAAACTATAGCAATTAATAAAATAATGGAGATTATAAATGAGTTTAAAACCGATAAAAATTAAAAGTAAAAAACCTATAGG